TGTAATGCGGTGTAATGCTGATCGATCTTTGATAATGGTTCAGGAGATTGGCGAACGACTCGACGATTGATCTTTTTGCGTTTGATAGGTTTTCGTGTGTTCGCCATAATTAAAATTATCGCTTACTAATTAAGACAAACAGATCATCGACACGCTGTTCAAGTCTTGTTATTTGATCCTTCATGCTTGTGCCTGAGTTCGGCTTTAGTTCTGCTAAATAGGATTTAATAACCCAACGCAGACCCATAAACAAACTGGCGGTTACGGCGCATACGCCAGAAGCGATAGCGACCCAAGACTCTGGACTCATTTCGCATTAAGTCCATAATCGGCTTCTTTACCTGACTTTGGATCTAATGCCTTGGCAAGAGGTGCAACCAATGCTCCAGCAAGGATTGCAAACTCTGGTCGGATGTCAGCAACAATTGCCAACAGGACAGTAATACCGGAAGCAGCCACAGCTCTTAAATATGACTTAATTGCTGCTTTGTGTTTGTTAGATAGTTTCATTTGTTTCCTCATCTGGTAGGTCGATTTCCTCAACGATATTGTTATTTGGCTTGGATGGGTCATAGCCGCCGATGCCGTAAGTGATTATCTTCGTCATTATGCAGTCCTTAACCAAGTTAAAGGAGTTGAACCTAATTGAATCAAGGTTCCAGCAGTTGTGAATGCTCCAGAAATACTGGATTCGGCATATCCCATGTATGGGTTTCCAGTAGGAGATGCGCGATAAGGAATCATTACGTTTAATGTGCCTGTGCTAGCAGTAATTCCTGCCATCTGGCTAGTGGTCGCTGCTGTTTGTGTATTGTTTACCAACCAATAATCTCCTGCTGCCAAAGTTTGATTTATTGTTATCTGAAAAACAGCATTTGCTGATGTGCAAGAGACAGTTCCAGCATCTAAAATTAAGGTACTTGGTTTACCAGTTGCATCATCATTTGCATATATGCCTAATCGAACGGAAGCCGTACCAGAAAACGATCCTCCTGTCGCAACTGCGATTCTGTCGAAAGTGGTACTTGAAGGAATGTAAATAGGTGTGTAATTACTTCTATTTAACACTCCAGTAACTCCTGCGTATCCACCATGGGGAGTTTGAACATAGTTACCAGAAGGCGTGTTTAGCATTTGAGTTCTTGTTCCAGCAAAGTCGTAAGCAGTTTTAACCGCATTTGCAGTAGCAGCAGTTGTTGTGCTAGTGCTAGATATTGAATCTGTTAATTGCAATACTCCAACAGCAGATGTTGTGCCAGTAGATACTGAAAGATTGGCAGCTGATGAAGTGCCAGCATTGGTAAGTGGTGCATTGACTGTAACTACGCCAGATGAACCTTGAGCGCCAGTTGCTCCAGTAGCACCTGCAGGCCCTTGCACACCTACGTCTGAAACAGTAACTGTATTATTGACAGGAGTAACTGTTACAGAATTGACTACCTCAGTAACTGTTAAGGTATTGCTCATCTGGTTACCTCTGGAGATACCGTAGCAACTCCTTGAATCAATCGGGTTTTTACAGATGTTGGAGATGTAATCTCTAGGTCATAGAAAAATGTATTAGCAGCTAAAGCAGCGGTTTGTGTGTCTGTAATCGTAATACTAATTAAGCCACTTGCTCCGGTAATTACAATTCCGTTGGATGGGCTTGATAAAGACAATACTGGCGTTGAGGCATCATAGGAAAGCCTTAATTGCATAGCAGCTGTGTAATTAGTCAAGTTGATGGCAGCACCGGCTGAATCTTTGTAAGTAATGGCTAAAGTGTAAGTTGCGCCTTGATCGATTAGTATGTTGTATGGACTAGCCATTTTGTCCTCCTAGTAGTGGGATATCAAAAAACTCAGAATTCTTATCTTGATCTTTCTTGAAACTTACATGTAGATGATGGTTGTGAGGATTGCCCTTATATTTACGCCAACGCCATCCGAGAATCGGTGATGCAATTTTTGACTGATGGATTACATAACTGATGCGACCATTGCTTTTCCCGTATGATCGAATTTGATCTGCCAAATATGCTGAAAGCCCTTTGTCGTCAGAAAGCCGAGCGTCAATATCAATTGCTCGCACGCATCCATTTGTGTCTGGGTTGTGATCGCTCTTTCGTGTGCTATGTCTAGCATCACCAATCCACCCATCAGATTTGCGCAAACGCTCTGGGAAGGAATCATCGATTTGCTCACGCAACTGCACAGCTGCTTTAGACAACCAAGGTTTCATTACAAACCTAGTGCGGTTAAGTCCTCAACAGTCAAGCCAAGTGCTGCAAGTTTTGCCTGCGCTGCTGTTTTAGCTGCTGCTCTTGCTTCGGCTTCGGCTTGTTGTTCGGCGACTAATTTTTCTTGAGCCAAGCGGTATTTCTTTTCTTCACTTGTTTCATCTCGCTCAACAAATGTTTCTTCACCAGTAATTGCATCAACAATCTTTTCAATTTTTTTCATTAGTTTGCTCCGTAAATGTAGACTGTCCCTGCATCAAAACTTCCATTGTCATTAATAAATGAAACAGAACTTATTACACTAGTGCCTGTGTAATACCCACCTAAAGTCAGGTTTCTATGATCCACTCCACTAACGGATGCTGTTCCGCCACCCAACATAAATACTTTCACTCCACTAGAATTTGCGCCATCAATTTGCATATAAGCATGACCAACACCATCTGCTTGGCTGTCAAAAACAATTAAATTGATAAAGTCTAAGTTCACATTGCCTTGCGCTGTAACTGTTGATTGCGCATTATACGAACTTGTGCCAACTATTCTGCCACCTAGTTGCGTGTAATTATTGCCTGTGTCAGAGTTAAATCTAATTCGGCATTGTGAACCATTTGTATTTGAACTTGCCCCACTAACAAGAATATGCAATTTATTGTAGCCAGACAAACCAGTTATCGTAGTAGTTCCTGAACTCAATGTCGTGCCACCAGTATTAATTAATGAATAACTTGTTGCAGCAGCACCGGATGCAGCCCATTTAAGCCCTGTTGCTGTCGAGGAATCTGCTGTTAAAACTGTATCATTTGCTCCAACTGCTAATCGTGCAAGAGTATCAGCGGCGGTGGCTGCAATAATGTCGCCTTTAGCATCAACGATAGTTTTAGCAATTGCTGCACCAGCATTATTAAAGACTGTTGTGTCAATCGCTGTGCCAAGTGATCTAATGGCTGCTGCGCCATCTTTAACCAAGGCTGTATCATCTGGAGTGCTCCAGCTATAATTTGTAGTGGTTGCCATATTATCCTTTATCTCAGGCTACGATTGTAGCGTATTCCCATGTCAAAGTTGGATCAATTGTGTTCCATGCCTCGGTAATTGGCACAGTATTCCAGCGCATAGCCACTTGGCTAAACGCCACCGGTGAAAGATTGATGGTTAGAAATAATTCATTGAACCTTGTGCTCCATCGCCAGCCCTCAACATAACCTTCAAAAACCCCATTTGAGATTTGAGTTGGCAGGTTTTGGATGTTTAATGGCTGACCCATAAACACACCTAAAAGGTTGTCCCGATCGCTGTTATCAATTTGAGGATTGGTTATGGGAAAAGTTATGGATTGAAAAGCTGCCAATGGGAAGGCACGCTGAGCAATGTATCTATCGGCAACCTCTTGAGCATCTACACCTGAATGAATAGCAGAGTTGATGTTTTCGGCTTTGTAGCCATATAAGCCAATAGATTCTGCACTTGTGGCAGTTGCCTGTGAATTAAAATTATTTCCATAATTGATATAAATGTCATTGCGAATATCAGCTGATCTTGTAATGGTCGATAATCCTTGACCTAAAGCATGCTTAGCGTCTAAATCAACATAACCATTGGCTATTAAATAAGTCTGCCTGTGGTCTGCATCTGCATAACCAATATCTCCATTAGGTGCTTCATAAAGATAACCAAATGCGCTATCGGCAATAAAACTTGCAATGTTATAGACAGTATCAGGATCAGCAGATCTAGCCGACATTGTATAAAGCCCTGGTTGATCGATTTCGCCTAAACCTTGATTACCTGCCGTTGCCCATGTTTCGGTTGCGTTATAGGTTGCCCATGTTGTAGCTGCCGGCACATCATTCCATGATGCCAACAAAACGCTAGATAGCAATTCATAGATTTGGTCGCCATCCTCATCTTGAGAAAGATTGTCGTTGTAGATTTCTTTCGCAAGTTTAACTAATGAACCCATTGCAAGGATTGTGTAATTGACAACAGTTGCCAATGATCCAGTTGCACCAACCTCAACAGTTACATCAGTAACATCTCCGCCAAATAAATTTACATAAGTTCCGGAACTATCTTTAACTTGCAAACTTAAAGAATCGTTAATTTCAAATGGCAATGTTTGACCAGATAAAGCAACTAGAGCAACCTGCAAATAAGATGGATTGGGTTGAGTATAAATATCATCTCGACCGGCTTGATGGGCAATATCGCTAATAGCAATGTCGGTGTAATCAACACCAGCAACAGTTAATTTCCAGTCAGGTGTCCAGACTGTCATTATCTAGCCCTAGTTATCCCGCTGTTGTATAGCTGTGGAACGGATCGGGATGCGCTTTGATTTAACACTTTTGCAACGGCTCTCGCAGCACCCTCAGAATCTACTGCTTGAACTGTAATGTTAGTGACCGCTGTTGTTCGGTTCTCTCTAGTGTTTGCCGGAACTGCTGGCAATGGTGCTGCGCCTAACATTCCAGCTTGTGATGCACTTGGTGACACATTTGGAATATATCCAATATCTGCTCCGGGTTTAGCAATGTTAATAAATCGAATTGCTTGGTTGGCTAGTTCAGTTAACCCACCAACTACCTCTCTAACGAAATTAATGAATCCTGCAAGAATGCCAGCAAGTCCATTAATTGCTTTACCAAATGTTTCAGCACCTTTTTGACTTTGTGCTAGTCCTGCACTCAAGCCTTCATCACC